CATTTTACACAGGAGTCTGGACTTGACTGATATTAATAAGTGATTTGTCGAAACAAGAACTATCTAATTACTTGTTTTTAATTAAAACTGGAATTTGAGGTGCTCTTAATTTATAATTAATGTACTGTATAAATATATTTTTGGTAATTTATAGGTTATTTTATTTAACTAGTAAGACTTTTTTCAAAAAAGCTTTTTTCTATTTAGCAAATATATGTTTGTTAGTATAATTTATGAAAAATTCAAAAATTTTTTCAAATTTCAAAACTAAGTAAATTTATATGGTTAAGAAATAAAACGATAGGAGAAAAAAATGAAATATTTTTTTAAAGAAAACAAAGGCTTAGCTATCTACAGCTTTTTGATGGTCTTTGCTACTTATGGTATTAAACTATTTAACAATACTTACGCTATTGATACTATGCACTTAATGACTAACTACAGAGGCTACTTAAAACATTGGGTTTCCATTGGTAGACCAGGATTAGTAGCTTTAAAGCTTTTAACATACAACTATGTAAATGTTTATTTTTTAAATTTGTTAGCTATTATTTTCTTTGCTATCGCCGCTATCTTGTTATGCTATTATGTTGATCTTTCAACTAAGCAGATTTATAACAAAAAGTATTTATATATTATCCCGAGTATTTTTCCAACCAGTCAATTATTTAGCGAACAATTTTACTTCGTCCTACAAAATTTTGAATTTTCATTAGGTATCTGTTTGGTTATACTTTCTCTCATTACTATTTACCATATTCCCAATAAAATTTTTAAATTATTTGGCTTTTTGTTATTGACGTTTACACTTACTATGTATCAATCATTCTTTGTATTTGCGTGTACCTTAATTTTATTCAAAATTTTAATGGCATTGTATTTTGCTCAGTTAAATGATCTTAAAATTTCTTTTAAAGACTATGCCTTCAAAATCGGCCATTTTATTCTACTAGCTATTTCATCTCTCGTTCTATCTCAACTAATGGCGATGTTAGCGAAAAAAGTTTTAAAAGTTGAAAGCTCCTATCTAGATAATATGATTCTTTGGGGCAAACGTCCCTTTATAGATTCTATCAACGATATTAAAGATTACGCCAAAGAACTATTCTTCCCTCCAGTCGGAGACACTTTTTTTACACCGCTGTTTTTGATATGTGTTCTTTTACTGGTCATTGTATTAATTAATATGTCCTATCTAAAACGCAAAAATGTTTTTTTCATCTTTATTACCTTGTTAGGTATTCTAATCACTCCACTCATGTTTACAATTTTAGGTGGAAAACGTCCAGCAATTAGAGGTGAAGTACCTAACTTCCCTGCTGTTTTAGCGTTATTACTCGTCTTTATTATGATTTACTGGGGATACAACTTTGTGCTTAAACATTTATTAATTGGTATAGTAATTCTCTTTACTTTTATTCAAGTTCGGGAAACAACCAACCTAGAATATTCTGAGTATCTAACAGCGGAAGAAGATTTACGTACTGCTGAAATGATTACAAATAACATTTATTCAATGGAAATTGAAAATCCTGAATCCTATAAACTTTTAATGTATGGAAATCGTTCTCCTCGGAATGTTTCGAATATAAAAGGTGAAACAAACGGTGTTTCATTATTTGAATTCATGCCTAACTCGGTGCATACTAGTTTAAATACTTTACTCTATATGAAAACATTTGGATTAAATTTTAATGATCCTACACCAGAAGATTTTGAAAAACACAAAGCTTTACAAGCGGAAATGAACGTCTGGCCTAGTAAAGATTCCATCAGAGTGGTAGATGATTGTATAATTGTTAATTTATCAAAATAAATTTCAAACTTCTGTTAATAAAAATAACCCTATTCTATCAGGAATAGGGTTATTTACATAAAATCATTTCACTACTGGAAACATTGCCTCTAGTCGAATATACCATGGCGAAGTTTTAGGCCAATCTTTTTTATAATATACCGGGATTTCTTTTCCATTGTTTTTACGATATAGCTCTTTAACAATATTAACTTCATCATTATGATATACTCGTCGTGTATTGACCCCATTACAAAACATCATTGTAGTTGCTGAGCCATTTATATCTAAAGCTCCAGTATTCGGATTAATTGGTCGTTCATATAAACATTGCATAGTTGTCAGTCCTCCATTATTAGTAATTTCTTCAGTACTTGCATCAATTTGTGCAAGTTTACCAGGATTTTGTTTGTTTATTGAATTATAAGTTGGTATTAACATATTAAAATAATTTTGATAGCCTGTCGCGGCATAGTCTGAATTTGCTCCACCTATGCGAAATAAGCCTTTACAGTATTCTTCAATTGAATTTGCACCTTCAACATTATATAAGCCATTTCTTTTTGATAATACAAATGCATATGCTTTAAAAAAATCGTTCATGGTTGCAAAATGAATATAATAACCACCTTCACCAACTGGTCTTGCTGATCCACGACTCATATTAATTCCTAAATCAGCTGGAACGCTAAAAGGTTCTGAAATTCCTGCCCAATTATTGTCTTTACTTCCAACAATTGAAATGCTTGGATCTCCCCAATGACTTTCAATAAACATTTGTGCAATCATAAAACTTGGCTTGATATTATATTTTTTTCCAGCAGAAATGATTAGACGAATATTTGATTCTGAAATGCTTTTTCCTGCATTTAATAAAGCTCCGCCTGTATAAATTCCACCATTGCCACCGTTATTACTAGAGTCTCTGCCAGATCCATCTAAATTAATTACTTCTCGTGGATTGATTCTCTGCCATTTACCACCACGCCATACTTCAAAATGAAGATGGATACCTGTGGCACCCCCAGTTGCTCCACATAATCCAAGAACCGTTTGATTTGTTACTTGTTGTCCTACTGATACATTTATAGTTGCTAAATGTCCATAATAGGTCCAGTAGTTATCCATATGTCTGATAACAATGTAATTACCACCAATTGGATGATTTGGTACTACCTCTTCTACTGTCCCAGATTTAGCTGAATAAACAGGTGGATTAGTACCTGCTTTTGGAGCTAAGTCAATGCCTCCGTGAATTCCTGCTTGCCCTCCGCTCAAATAATCAGGTTCATCCCATTCTTGAGTTGCTTGATAAGAAACAGCAAGAGGACTTAACCATGTGTCTGCCATAATTCCCCTCCTTAATATTCTGTCCATGCGTCCATGGAGAACATATGTCCTTATCTAAAGTCTACAACTAAATACACTTTTTTTTTGCTCAAACTTCTAGCCAACCTAATTGTCGTGCTAATTCCTCTAAGAATTCACTATCCCTTCTTTTAATCGTTGATAAACTTAAATAAGTTTCATAGGCCACAATTTCATTCTTTTTACGTGGATAGCCATTTTTATACTTAGAAATAAAAATATCACGTACATCCGATGTTGCATCTGATAAAACCTCTTCAACTGTATTTAAAAAAAACTTATGAAAAACTATTTGGTTCAAACTTATTTTTTCATTTGACTTTTCTTCAAAGTATAAAGAAAAAGAAGATTGGGGGTAAACTAATGCATCTTCATACTTTTTCAATTGTTTTTCTATTTTTTTATAATCACATAATAATTGACGAATATGTTTTTTTATTTCTGATTTCATACTACCACTCTCCTAATAAATTAATGTTTGCCCTGGATAAATCAAGTTAAGATTAGTTAACCTGTTTCGTTGTGCTAAAGCTTGGTATGTCGTACCAAGCTTAGATGCAATACTTGATAAATTATCACCGTATTGAACTGTGTAAACATTGCTTACTACTGATCCATTTACTTTCAAAGTTTGTCCAGGGTAAATAAGATTTGGATTAGCCAACCCATTTAGCGAAGCTAAGGTTTGATAGTCAGTACAGTATTGGTAAGCAATGCTGGATAATGTTTCACCATATTGCACTACGTGAGTAGATTCTGGTTGCTTATCGGGAACAATTGTTGCATCTGGCAATAATTCAATATCGCCTTTGCTAATCCATGACAGGATACCTTCTAACAATACTCTGCTTCCAGTTACTTCTTGCACTTTGTAGTTGTTTCCTTTTACCCAATCTGGAATAGCTTCACCAGTTGCCCATGCATCTACATTAAATTTCACTTTAACTGTGTCGCCGACTTTAACATCTGAATTCGGTATTTTTTCGATTTCTTCACCTGCATCTGTTGCTGGCGTGTCCGTTTCTGGTTTATTGGTATCTGTATAACCACTATCCGTAATTCCTGTTAAATCTACGTTACCATCTAAGCCGCCTGCAATATAAGTAGATGTAAATTGCCAAATTGCAATACCATCCATACTTGGAAAATAGTCATACAATGGACTTGGTGTTACTTCATAACTAGGATATGCAGCAATCCATAAAGAGTTAGGAAATTCTTTAATAATTTGCTGATAATCTACATATTGCAATGTAAAAGGTTTGTATGAATAATACATTGGCGTGTAACCTGCTTGTTTGATGCGGCGCATACCATACAAAATCGTTTCTGTATTTGCGTTTACATCAGAATTAGCGCCATGCTCAAAGTCTAAAGCAACAATGGAATTTTTAGGCGTTTGAATACGTGGTAAGAAGTAATCCATCGTTGTTTTCGCAATATCCATGTTTCCCCAAGTGTCATACCAAATATAGGTGTGTGCTCGTTTTCCTTGAGCAATGGCACTTGCTACTTGCGTTTTATAGGTATACTGCTCGTAAATACCACTAGCATTGTAGCCGCCAATTTGAGCGATAGCGAATTTATCATGTGCATAACCAAAACGCCCTTGATCACCTTGATAAATGGCCCAATCAACACCTTGATCACCCTTTGCAGCAAATACATTTAAAGGCATAAAAAATAGAGCGATTAACGCTCCCACTAAAATTTTCTTTTTCATTCGTTTACTCCTTGTCTTTTAAATTATATGCTGACACACCAGTTACTACTCCTAAAAAAGTTGCAATGGCATTGATAGTTAAAACAGCCATATCTGTTTGCTGCCATCCATAGGCTTTGCCTAGTGTGGCAACCAAAACAGAACTTGCAGGAAGCACAGTAAGCACTCCCCATTTAATGATTTTGTAATACTTGTCTGGTAATATCATTTTTTTGCTCCTTTCAATTCTATTATGTCATGTTCCGCTTCTTGCATTCGACCTTCTAATTTAAAGGTTCTTTCAATTACCCCATTATGTTTTTCTACTTTCTTTTCTAGCTGTTCAATCCTGTAAGCTGTCAAATTGGCACTAGCTACAACTCCAATAAATGCACCAAATGTACTGCCTACTAATCCTATTACAGCAACTACAATTTCATTTGACAAAACAATTCCTCCAATAATAAAAACCGCTTAGCTTTTTGCTAAACGGCTTCATTTTAAAATTCAATACCTATACTAATTCTGTAATACGCATCGACGATAATTGAGTATAGTCAAGTTGCTTATCTGCTGCTAATTCTAAACGAAACGCAAAATACTCGCCTTTTTTTAGTGTAACGTTTAAGTCAAAGGCTGCGACATTTTGATAATTCAAACCGCCAACAGCTCCGACTGCCGCTCCAATACCTAAGTCACTTGCCCCAGCATCTAGTCCCTTATCTATATGAGTATAAGCATATAGAACACCTCTCGAACCGCCAACTTGATATTTTACAGTTCCACTTACATTTAACTTGCAGTCTCTAAGCACTTTTGCTTGCCATCGACCACTATTCCATTCTAAGGGATTGCTTTTCATAGATAATCCAAGTCGATTACCTACGTTGCTAAATTCCGGCCCCAAACTGTACCTCGCTTTATTTTTGAATCCAGCATGATTAGTGCCAGGCAAATACCAAGCTTCAAAAGGTTGTTCTTTTTCCACAAGCATTTTATTCCATGGTGTCCAAGCCGCTGGACTACCTTGACGACTACGGGTGTATGTTGCACCTTTATACATATACGTTTGACTTACAAATGTATTATCAGCATAAACAACTAAAGCACCATAAGCTGCACCCGAATAAGGTCTGTTTGCTCCAGAAGCTCCAAAAACGGTGTAAATACCTGCATCTAGAATTTTATCCCAATCTTGCGAGTTAACAACTGTTTTTTTAGCAACAAACAATCCATTTTCTGCTTCAGTTTTGTTAATAAATAGATCAGTAGAATCCGTCTTGCTATATGCTCCCACTTGCTCAGCTGTCACTTGATGTGGATTTTCTTTATCGTCTACATGATCATTTAATTGTTTTGATTTAACAAACCCACTTTTTTCTAAAACGTTTTGGACATTAACACTAATTTCTAATTGAATAGCTGAATAGTCTATATCTAAATTAGCTGTTGTTACTCCATTCGATGGATCTGTATAATTAATTAGATATATAACCCCTTCGCTAGTAATGAAATTTTTGTCTGTTATTTGCGCTGATATATCTTTATACTCTCCAGCGCTTTCTTGGATTTGAGTTGCCCATGAATCTGTTGACTCAATGTAAGTAGAAACTTTAATTGTTTTGTTGTTTGGCGAAGTTGCTTTAGCACGTTCGCTAATAGTGAACGCTACAAAGCTATCTTTTAATAAAGATACCGCTTCTTCTTGATTTAATCCTTCGAAAATTTGAGGAATTAATTTTTTTGCAGCTTCTAAAGCATTGAATGAACCTAACTGTTGTGGGATAACTCCAGTTTGTGTTGAACCACTACTTACTCCAGAATCATCACGGCTTACTAATTTATTGTATTCTGCTTGAGAAACTTCATTCCATATATCTTTTGGTTTTTTTAGCGATTTAGCAGTTACATCCGTAAAATATTGATGCGCATTAGTTGCTGTATTACCTGCCGTTTTCCCAGAAAAATCCATAGGAATTTTTACATTTGTTGTTCCTGACAGTAATGATACACCTTCCGCTTTAGTCATACGATCGTTAAAATCAACCAGTAATCGAGTCGCTAATGTCGGTTGCGTTACTCCTTGAGTATCTGTTCTAGCTTGTACGATTTCAGGGTTACTATCACCTGCTTCACCGACCAACTTGTCAAAATCATTTCTTAGAGCATCGAATTCTTGTTTATTATTATTTGCCGTTGAAACTGCATTTCCTGCAATCGTAATTGCCGTATTAGCATTATCCATCGCTTGATTCGCCGTTGCATTTGCTTGAGCCCCTGCTTCTTCAGCAACTTTGATTGCCTCTTTACCAGCGGTATCAGCTATTTTCTTTGCATCATCAACACCGTTTTTTAATTCTTCTTGATACGCATCTACTTTTTCAGATGAAGCGTTTGATTGATCCAAGATAGCATTAATTTTAATTCGACCTTGATTCAGCGTATCTGTTTCTTTGATTTGTTCAATAGCCATATCCATCACTCCTATTCTGCATTAATGTATTCAATCGTGGCTTTTTGTAAAATACGATTTCCTATCTTGATGAATGGCGAACTATTATCAATCAGTTCTGCAAAATAATCATCTAACGTTTTACCTGATTCATCATTAATTATAAATTCTTCTTGTTTGCTAATTAGTTTTACTGTTAATCTCATTTAAAATTGTCCTCCTAATTGTGATTGTATAAAAACACGACAAATAACTTGCGCTTCGATTCGTGCAAGTTTGTTAGGTATTATCTTGATTGTATGATTACCTCTAGAGATTTTACCGCCACTAGTTTTCCTAAGGTAATTAACAATGTTTAGTCTTTGTTGGCTAGTATCGTGTACTGGAATGGTGGTACCATCTACAACTATATCAACACTAGTTGCGCTACTTGGTGCCTCATAAATTCCCCATTCTAATGGATGGCTATGATCAGGTAAAGTAATTTGGTGTGTATGTGCCGGTATTCTTACTTGGTGGCTATGGCTAGGAACTGATATGCTGTGAGTATGGTTTGGTATAGAAATATTAAAATTGTGACTATGGTTAGGTGTATTCACTGTGTGGGAATGTGCCGGTGTAGTCACATTATGAGTATGATTACCTGAGCTCGTCTTTGTGTACCAATCTGTTGATGCAGTCGACATTAGTCTAAATCTCATACCTGACCCCGCATCCATTTCTCGATAAAATGCACTTGATTCAGTGCTACCATTATTAGTTGCAACCAGGTGATTATGATCTCCACCTGCTGAACTTGTTTGTGAGCTTTGACCATTTACAGAACTGGATTGAATGCTACCTCCTCCTCCACCTGTGGTGGATCCACTAGAATAGCCTCCTCCAGCTGAACTTGAAACGACACTTCCGCCACCAGCTGAACTCGTTTGTGTTGAAGCTCCACCAGCTGAAGTACTTTTAACCGTAGCTCCGCCTCCTTTTACGGCTTTTGTGTAGCCACGATAGCGCTTAGTTTTAAAAGTCAGTTCTACAGTATTTACATGAAATACATCATCATCTAAGAAGAATTCAATTTCTGCTGGGTAGGCCTTTTCGCAGTTATCTTGATAACTATAGTTCAAAATATTCGTTGCACCTTGCGAGTATGTCTCATTTATTTCCTGTTTACGTTTCAAATCAGACATTGTCGTAGTAAAATCGTCAGATAAATTACCAAGCTCTAGCTGAATATCTTGTGGGGCACCGAATACATCCTGTTTTGTCTCTTTTTTAATACGTAAATTTATACTTCCAAAGTCATCTGTGTTAATCATAATCACAGTTCCTTGTCTTAACTTATCAATGCTTAAAGGTTCATCTGTTAATTTCAATAAATCAGCCGCAGTCACATCCCAAGAAATTTTAGGCTGTGCCCATTTTTTTAACATGTTGATTGCATTGTCTTTTAAAGCTTGCGGAACTGTGAATCGTTGGTCCACCCAAACATATTCAACTAAACCGTGATCTTTTATCGACTGTGAATCTTCTACATAAGGGACATTTTTATTCACTGATTTTATATTTATCTGATTGACGCCTTCACCAGCACCTAAAGGATAAACTCGATTAACTAAATTGTTAGGATCTCTTTCAATCTCAAAACCTTGCATGTTATATCCTTCTTGAATACGAGCAACAGGTTCTTTTGGTGGCTTCACTAAAGATAATTCGAATGGATAAACTTTGGTATTCCATTGCCACATGTAGTCTTCATCAAATGCTTGAGGAATACTAAACAAGGCATCAGCGAGACCATTTTCATTTTCCCATGCATAACTAAAATACCGAGTGAATTCACATTTTTTTAAAACCCAGTGTTTTGACCTTTGTTTATTCAAAAGATAGTTAATAACATCAACCGTTTTTCGATTCACTAGTTCATGATAACCAAAAAGAACTGTGTCTAGCAAAGTACACAGAGCTTCATTTGCCGTATACGTGATTGAATTGTTACTAGCATCTTTGCGAACCGTTGAAGGCATAACACGGTATAATCCTATATATTCATTTTCATTATCTGTTAGTTCAACCCATAACATTTCTTGCAAAAATTCATTTTTAGGATCATCCAACGGCATTGAAAATTCTAGATTCCCTATTTGGTTTTCAATTTTTTCATATCCAACATTATAAGCGTTATCTAAAACTGCCGTATATTCTCTTTTTAAATCCATTGCCATCAACATATTTTAGCAACACCTCCTATAAGAAACGATTTGGATATCGAATAGTTAGATTAAAAGTACTATCTTTCGCTTGGATGTATAGTGGCTCATTTGGATAAATATAAAAATCGTTCATAGGACGAATCATTGGCTTCCCGTTTTTCGTAATATTAAACTGTTCTGTATCAATCACTATTTCTGATTTATCAAAATCACCAATATCAATAGTATCACTTCTAGTTTTTATCCACACGCCTCTACCAGTACCTTTTATAGTAATAATCGGTTTTACTTTTAACCCTTCGACAGTTGGATATATTTCAATCGGCTTCACTTCTTGACCATTATCTCCCATTAGATAGGAACGGTTTTGAAAAGTAATCATGGTTGAACCCCAATACGCCCCACCTTCAATAACAATAGGTAAGTCAACAGCCCCTGATCCAGTATTACCCATAAGATAGTTAGCCTGAAACGTTATTTCTGTTGAACCCCACATAACACTAGTAGCATCGCTTCGAGTATATTTATATGGATTGTTCAACAAAATTGTAAATGTACCAACGACTCGATTCAATCCCTCAGGAACTGCATCAACGTCTGATTTACTACCCGACCAAAGCATTTCTGGTTCATCATTAAACCAAATCTGTACATCTTTTTCTGTAAACAAAGCAACGTTTAGTCTGTTAAAAGAATCCCTAAACGCTTCGTTAGAGTTAGCCTCAACTTTGAATTTAACTGTTAATTCTCTTTCCGGAATACGAGCATAAACATGTCGCATTCCATCACGAATTCCCAACTGGTAGCTTTGTATCTCAGTAGGAGCTAACTCTCTTCCAACAACAGATAATGTTCTATAACCTGGAACTAAATCTTCTAAAAAGGAACCATTAAAATTCATGGCTTCCGAAGGCAAAGAGGCTTTTGTTTGTTGTTCATTTACATCAATAAAGTTGTATAACATTTAGCGCCTCCTTCCTAAAGAAACATTCTTTTTATCTTGTTGATTCTGCAATTCTTTACTCATTGGTTTAGCAATAACCCTTGCAACCTCTGTACTATCTAAAATAACAGGTACCTCCACAGTGAATTTTGAAGATACATCTCCAGAAAACGCTAAACTTTGTGTTCCGCCACTAAATGACAGATTTGAATTTAAATTATCCAGCGCTGGCATGGCTACTTTTTTACTTAGTCGTTGCATAGATTTTTCTACAAAGTTTGAATATTTATCAATACCAACCGCTACTCCTGCTGGAATCATTTTACCTACTTCGTCACGCATTACACGTGATGGAGAATGAATATCCATAGCGCTTTTCATTGTACTTACAATTTGATCTGCCACACCTCTTGCTGCAGCTAAAGCACTATTAGCATTGGCGTTAATACCATTAGTCAATCCATCAATTGCATTTGCTCCGATAGAATTCATTTCTGATGGCAATTTATCCATTGCAAAAATTATTTTATCAACAATAGACTCAACAGCTCTTACTGGATTCATTGCGTTTTGTTCGATACCGTTTGATAATCCAGAATCAACATCTTCACCAATTGAGTGAAATACACGAGAAGGAGAGTGAGAATCTAAACCTTTTCTGGCACCAGAAACAACATCATCAATCATTTGATTAGATGTTTTTACAGGTAATTGTTTGTTAGCTCCAATACCTTTCTCTAGACCTTGAGGGATAGCTTTACCTATATCAGGGAAATTAGCCTTTTCAACTTCACCTTTCATATCGGTTCCCATTTGTGGAACAATTCCTTTGGTCATTTCTGCTACTGCATTTCTACCATTCTCAATTCCTGCTTTAAAGTCTTCAGTAACACTTTTACCTACACTACTAAAATCGGTGCTCTTAATCTGAGTCATTAATGTATCTTTTTGGGTTGGGATGAGGCTTGCTATTTCATCATTAACACCATTTTTACCTAACTGGTAGCCTTCTTTCATCGCATTCATGGAAGTTTCACCAGTATTACGATAGACATCATTTAAGCGTTGTAATTGTTCATCTGAAGAATTAACTAATTCTGCTGCTTGGGCAGCACCTTCAGGCCCCATTTTCCTTAGTTGCTCTAAAAGCCCTTCATCTACCCCTCGCTGTGCTAACGTAGCAATATTAGTGCTCCATTGGCTAACAGCTTCTTGGTTCTTCTGTAAGTTAGCAGCCATCTGATCAACTGAAATAGCCTGCTTTTGCTCAATAACATCAAAGGCGCTACCCACTTTTGTTTCAAGCGATGAATATTCAGCCCGCATAGCATCCATTGTTTCTTTTGTTTTACCCTTCAATGAATAGTAAGAAACTGTCTGCTCTAAAACTCCATTTGCTACAGCTTGACTAGCTGTTTGGATTGCGGATTCATGTGTTTTAGCAGTATTTATAATATCATTTCTCAAATCTTCTTGAACGCCCATCAAAACTTTTTCTTGCTCGCCCAATTTTTCAATATTTTCACGAGCTTCTTTTGTATTCCCGCCAGATTCTTTTAACGTCTGATTCCATTTTTCCCTAGCTGCATTGATTTCCATTAATTTTGCTTCATTGTCATTTCTTTGCTGCAACATCTTATTGATATCTTCTTGAGCTTGAGAAGCTTTATCTAATGCGCTATATGCGTCCATTTGTTGTTGAATTTTACCTGGCATTTCAGAAAGTTTATTACTTTGTTCATCGTAAACTAAGTTTAAACCAGTCATTTTACCGTTTAACTCTTCAACAATTTCTGTCATACGTTTTTTCTCGCTGTTACTTAATTTCTCTTTAGCAGCGAGCGTTGCCATTTCAGAAATCATTGAATTATATTTTTCTTTAGTATTTTCTAACTCAATAGCTTCATCTTTTCGGGATTGTGCATGTTCTTGATTCTTTTTAATCAAGTCATCTGTGGTTTTCATAAGGTTTTCTTGCTCTTTTTTAACTGCCTTAGTTGATTCAGTTTCCTTATTTAACCATTTCCACAAGTTTACCCCTACAGCTACTAGTCCTCCTATTGCGGCTATTACCCAACCAATAGGGCCCAATAACAATTTCATAGCGGTACTAAAAACAGTTGTAGCTACTGTAGCTAAACTAATTGTTCCCGTCAAAACACCAACGATTGTATTTTGCGCCACTAAAAGACCAGTTTTTATTGCTATTGCTGCAGAATTGGCTTTATCGGCTGCTAAGTTTAACATCCATGCTCTTCCGAGTGCTGTAGTAGATAACGTAGCCAGTTTTGATATTCCATTGTATAAACTTATTGCGGTTGTATAAGCTTTGATTGCCAATTCAGATTGCTTTATATAGCCTGTCACTTGCTGAATTACTTTCAATGCTGTGAAGGTAGCAGCAAAACTGGCAATTGTTGGTAGTAATGGTGTTAAGGCTGTACCTATTGACGTAATTGCTTTTCCGAATAGTTTCATCAATGGAATAGTTGATTGAATCGCTGCATCAATTGCCTTAAAAGTTATATTCACTACATTTTTTAAAGAGTCCAAATTTTCGGCAATATTTTTTCCTGTCACTGCTTTGGATAATTCATCAAATGATTTAATAACTGTAGTTACACCTTTAACGGTGGCTGTTTTAATATTTGCCCATGAGGTCTTGATACCTTTTGAGTTTTTCTTGGCTAAATCCGCAAAACCACCTACGCCTTTGTCCAACTCAATCAAACGATTATTGAACTCATTAAATGTAATATCTCCTTCTTTTAAGGCATCGTATAATTGGTTAACTGAGTTTACACCTTGTTCTTTGAAAGACTTAGCAACTTTATCCATCGCAATCGGCATTGTTTCTTGTAATGTTCGCCAAGACTGCATATCAACTTCACCCTTACCGAGCATTTGAATATATTGTTGCATACCACGAGTTGCATCAGCAGTTGAAGCTCCAGAAGCAAGAAAGGCATCATTTAATGCAATAGCTGTGTCAGTTCCTTTACTCAAGCTACCAGTTGAAATTGCTAACTGTTGCGTATTTGATACGATTTCATCTAACGATGTAGGAAGCCCATCAATTCCATCACTTAACTTAGTCATTGATCTATCTACATCTTCTGTTGAGTAACCTAGAGCCTTCATAACTACAGGATATTTATTCAACGTATCAAAACGGTTAATAGCTCCTTCAACAGAATCCTTAACCATATTTACGGCCGTAGACACTAATTTTACGGCACCCACACCTGCTCCAATACTAAGAATTGACTTGCCTAATTGATTCCCTTTAGTGGTGCTTTTATCCAATCCATCCCCTAGCTCACCAGATTGCTTGTTTACACCAGCCATAGAACGTTCAGCGCTACTCATCGTGCTACTAAACGTTCTATCAGTGGCAGTAAGTATTGCTTCGACTGAATATGATTCCATTATTTTCCTCCTTTCCTACTTATTTGCTTTTCTTAATAAATCTATTGCTCCTATATCAACTTTTTCATCAATTAATGATTTACCCAAAATAAGCTTCTCTCGTTCTTCATAATTGAAAAACTTATTGAATTCCTTATAATAAGGTTCAGATTTTTTACCTTTAGTCGCCTTAATTTGGTTATTTAGCCAAGATTGAAGATAGAGGTCTCTTTCATGGTCAAGTCTTTTTAACTGAAACGACAATAGCCTAACTTCATATTCATACAAAGTCATTCGTTCGATTTTTGATAAATCAGTAATTTCTAGGTAACGAAAACAATTAATAAGAATATTTTCATAAGCTTCAGCTGAGGTTAGCTCCTCTCTTACTTGTTCTCCATCAGAGCTTTCTTGAAATTTCTGACCGTTAACTTTCCCGCATTGCTTTCTTCTAAGTTTTTCAACGTTTCATCAAATAACGCCTCAATATCATCAACAGTTTCAACAAACTCATCTACTTCATCCTTAGAAGGTCTACTTTTTTCCGTAATGGTAGCTGTGTAAAGTACATCAGATAGAACAACGATATTTCCACTTACTAGCTGCGGTAATAATGTTGTTAGTCCCATACCAAGATTCACATCATTACGAACTACCCCATGCTGCTTATCCAATTCACGAATAAACTTGACTCCAAAAATACAGTTATATTTTTTCCCTTTAATTTCGATTTGCATGTCTTTTCCTCCATAAGAAAAGGACAGCCGCTAAGCTGCCCTCTAAATTTTATTTTAAGCTTGATTATTCAATGTTAAGGTGTGTTGAGCTGTTTTTTTACCATCCTCTGTTGTTCCTGTTGTGGTATAAACACCAGCCGGTACCGCTTCTGTCCAAGTAATATTTCCTGTTTCAGAGACAGCAAGACCTTCTGTTTCAGGCGTAATCTTATAGGTTACTTTTTTGTTGGTTGCATTTTCAGGCAAGACAGTTGCTGTGATTTGTCGGCTACCTGCAGTACCCGCATCTGCTGTTGATGTTTTAGGAGAAAACTCTAAGCCAGTTACAGCAATAGACAATGTTTTAAAAGCTGGAATATCTACTCGCTCTGATTCTTTCCCATTAACAACACGAGTTACTTGGTACTCACCAGCCGGCACTGAGGTGTCAGGTTCCATTCCTGTTATAGTTAAAGGTGATGTGCCGGAAACAACTTCGGTTTGGCCTTTATAAATTTTAAAAGTATCCATTATATTAATTTTCCTTTCTTAGCTTAATTCAATAGATGCCCCATCGACTGTAGGAGTTACATTACCCACAACAGGGCTATCTACTTTCCCGGATCATCTGTTTCAATAGTCGTATCTTTGAAGACATATTGAACTACTTCTTCTTGATCAGCAGTTAATGTTGCAAATCCTTTTGCACCTTTACCATTGATACCAAATTCTAATGAAACTTCTACGGTGTCTTCAGCATTAGGCGATTTACCAAATGATGTTACGTATCCTTGGTAATAGGTTGCCTTGTATTTGTCAGCATTATCTCCTGTGCCTTTTTCTGCTTTGTTGATTTCCCAGATTTCAATAATATCGTCATTGTCTAAAGCTTCTTCTAGCTGGTCAACATACGGATCACCGACTGATAAAATAGATGTTGCCGAAAAATCAATTTCCAATGATCCTGGGATGCGAATCGGACCATCTTTAGTGGTCACAGAGTCACTATCTTTTGTTTTTGTATTTTCATGTTCTGTCTGGAAAGCTAATTTCCATGCTGCTTCCTCTTTTGATTTTTTTAACAAACGGAAAAGTAAAATAATATCAATACCTTTAGCCGCTACTTTTGCTTCATTAGCCATTTATATTCCTTCTCTCTATAGTATTTTGAATTCTAAAGATATCATTGCCCGCTTCAATGGTGTGTTAGTCGAAATGTCATCTACTAACCGAATACCGCTTGATTGGATATTGAGCGACCAATAATAACCTTCCGTTTCAGAAATAGATAGAGCCTCAGCAAAAATTGCTGAAGCCATATCCGATATTTGTTTACGTTTTTTTGCCAATCCCCATACAGATAGATTCAATGTAACCGAACCTTTAATATCAGTTTTGTTGGCTTGGTGCAGTGTCTGAGTATCTTCTAATTCGACAAATGGATAACCTACATCATTCATAGGTTTATAATCGTAGGTTTCATAACCCAGTGATTGACACTTCTTATACACTTCATCGAAGATTGATTGATCTCTTGTTTTAATCATTTCATCAACCTTTCCAAGTCCGTTCTAAATTTCACTTTTTGTTGTTTCAGCGGCGGTAAAAAGAAATCACGTTTCACCATAAATCTCGTACCGTTTATTAAATACGGTGCGTATTCCGTTCCTGGTCCTGTATGCCCAGAAAAACCATTGTTCGAAAGCCTCATAATGATACTTCTTTTTGTTGCCCCAGTTGGTTTAACAAACTTTTTACCTTCCCAGTGTCCAGTTAACACTTTTCCGGCTTCAGCTTGCATATTGGCGGTTAATTCTGCTGTGTTATTTCTAACAACTTTTTTCACATCATCAAGTTGAGCATTTCTCTTTAGTTTTTTAGAAATTCCAGCTAATCCATTAATTCTTACTTGACTTCTTGCCATCAATAGTCACTTCCTGAATAATCAAGCTATTTCTTAATGCAGGAACTCTACTTGTAATAACTTCCCAAGTTTTACCCTCAAACTCAATGTAATCAAATTCTGGAATAACGAAAAGGGGCTGTGTCCTAATGACCTTAGCCCCTTCTTTAATGCTTCCGAAAATAGTAATAGAACGATTTGTACCAATATCAGTTACATTGACATCAGCAGTTTTTCTAAACGGTTCTTCTTCAATCCATTCACCTGAATTTGGATCATAATGCGATTCTGAAGATTTTTTTACAAAGGTAATTTCATCTAAATATCTCATGAAAATGTAAACCTCCCACGTTTAGGCTTATAAAGTTCTTCTATTTCCTTATTCTTATACTCTTCAATCTCATCTTGATATTCAGAAAAATCAGAGTCTGGAAATGCCATAGATAAACCTTCTTGAGAATAAGATTGCATTCCTTCTTGGCCAATACGATTAAATCGTTTTAAAGTGACTTCATATACAACTGAATCAAAACTTTTTGGTAACTCAATGACATTCAATATATTTTGAAGCCGATCTTTTGTACGTCTTTCAATGATTTCTAATTTTTCATCAAGACTGCCATTTAATAATTTTTTTACATCATTTGCTATCTCTGACATCAAAACACCACCTAAGTTAGTTCGATTGTCGCCCCATTTGTTGTCGGTGTTACTTTTCCGACAACAGGGCTAGTTACTCCCCCGCAGCTTTTGTTTGAATCTTAGCAAATGCTTCATCTTTGATGACCATGAAACCAATATCCATTGTAGCTCGTAAAGCAACCAATTCTTGTTCGTACAAGTTGACAGGCGTACCGTCTTCATTCGTTAAAGTAGATAATTGAGCTTCTTCTGAAATTTTGAAATTAATGTTAAATGGGATACCATAGCGCAAGTAATCAAAATCACCAGTATAAAGGTTTCCCTTATCCATAGATTTTAGATCTGCTACAGGTAGTCCATCAATAGTATTGCTGACACGATCATAAATAAATTGAGTTGTGTCACCAATTTTTTTACTTGCTTCACGTAGCACTGTACGATTCTTACGATTAGAAATGAAAGCATTCGGATCGTATTCACCTTCTCCAAGCAAATCCTCTAATGCTAAAATGTTGTCATATGTCAAGTCGCCCTCAATTACATTACTAGCTGCAATGACAGATTTTTCAATAGATTGAGAGAATGGATTTTCTTTATCAAGGATAGTAGCCGCATCAATTTTCTTATAAAATGCTTCTGCGATTTTTGGTTGCATTTGAGTAAAGAAATCAGACATCTTATAAGTTAAATATTCCCGAGAAACTGGGATAATAACACCAATTTTTTTCGCAGTCATCGTTACGTTTAACCATTTAGGTTTAGACGTTTTAATTTTTTCGCCTTCACCAACCCAGTACGCCCCAGGACCTTCTGCAAAGTATTCGAATTTCTTTTCTTTGCCGTCCATTTCTTCATATTTAGCCAACTGCATTAACTTAGAATTTTCCATCACATCTTTTAAAATTAAAGTGTTGTACTTATCTGGAATTGTTCCATCTTTTTTCTCTAATACAGTGACGTTGTCTGGATTCCATGTTTGAGCAAACATTTGAATATCCATTTTCATTAATTGTTTTTTCTTCATTTATATTTCCTCCTATTTTACAATTCGTTTACTTGCTGCAAGAGCTGCAACTGATTCGGTTTCTTTTTTATCAGTTGAAAATTGTCCACCCTCACCTGGTGTTTTTTGGCGAGCATTTTCTTTCTTAATCATTGATACATAGTTCGTAACAATAGCGACAGCTTTTTTTGTAGCTTCTGCATCATCTGAAACAATCAATCCTAGCAAATCATCGTCATGCGGCAAACTAGCCTCTGAAAGCATTTTAGAAGCTTCCTTTGACATGGAAACTAATGCTTGACTACGTTCCAATTCCGCAATTTTTGCTTCTAGCTGTTTCTTTTCATGTTCAGCTTTTTCCTGAGCATTCATTTTTGCCAGTTTTTCTGCTTCTGCTTGTTTTTCTTGTTGCTCTTTTTCCCAAGCTTCTTTTGTTTTTGATACTTCAGCAGCGATCATTTTTGCTACTTCACCACGAGAAAACGTTTTTTCATTACCTTTATCTTTGCCGCTATCTACTGGCGGTGTTTGCTCTTGACCTCCGGCCGGTTGGTCCGTACCTCCAGTACCAGTATCTGGATTATCAGCAAAGAATTGTAAATGCATTGGCAATAATAGTTTTTTTGTTTTCATGATTATCCTCCACGGTTACGCCGCTACCCGATATATTTGATAAGTTACGCCTATCAATCGAAACAGCTTTCTCTTTAGTGCCTGTAAGCAGTAAGAAGGCAATATAAAAAGCCTAACGTTTGTTAGACTTTAATTGCCTTATTTTCCCATTTTTTGTATGCATCAAAATAAATCTCTTGCTTGTCGCCGTTTAATGTTAATTCATAATACATACCATCAAGTAAATTAGTGCTTAATAGAGCTTTGTTATTCTGCAATGTTTTACAACTCCAAACTACAAAAACATCTTTTTTTGTAATTTCTTTTTGATCTGATTTATCCAAGTGTTTGTTTGCATAATTTGAAACAATTTCTTTACATTTATCAATAAATTCTTGTGAATCCATCATTTTACCCTCTTTTCTTAAATATTCTTCATAATCAGCATCTAAATAATCTTAAGGATCGTCATTCATAGAATCACACCTTTCTGTCATAATTTTAAAGTGATTCTTCGACTTCTTTTCTTAATTCAGAAATTAATCTGTTTAGCTTTTCTGTCAATTTACCTTTCTTTTTTGTACCAAATTTTGTTTTTCTTTGTTCATACATTAATAACTTGATTTCGGTATTCATATACATAATTGTCGCTTTATATCCACAATTTGCACATTCAGCATAATGGTGTTCGACATCCTTCATGATATTTTCAGATTTTCTAATTAAAGGAGTGTGTTTATGACATTGATTGCATTTATATAGATTATCCATTTACAAACCTCTTTCTTTCAGCGACTTCTCATAATCCTCACTAACTTTAGGGACAGTAGAGCACTTACAATGAGGATGCATATAAGGAGCATTAATTCCTTTTTTCATCTTTAGTACTTTATAAGGACTACCCTTAGCTACTTTTTTACATATTTCACAAGCAAACGGTTCTGCAATGTAATCATATTCTTCGATATCTGCATCCAAGTAACTTTGCTTTTGAATATCTGTTTGAACACCAGATATTTCAGTCATCATTAGCCTATTTAGCTTGTATCTTATATTTAATTGGTTAGGCTTTAAAAATTTTGCCATCTCTTTTGCTACTGCTCTTGGATTTTTACCTTGAGTGATTGCCTGAGTGATTATTTTTTCTAAATCAGCTTTCATTTCAACAAAATTTTGCCAAATGTTATCACTAAACGAAGGGAATTCACTTGATTTGAATGATGCATTAACAATTTTTCTAACCTTAGACGAATAATTTTCTTTAACGGTTTCGCCTAGTATTCCCGCCTGTCTTAAATACTCATCTTTTGCTGCTTCAGATAACTGAGAATATCCCCACTTATCTAGCTCATCAAACAACGTGATTAGTTCTAAGCCAATTTGAGACTTTAATAGCTCTAATCTAGACACTCGCATTACTAAGTTATAGATTTTCAATTCTTTATTGGCCTGTGGACTAAAGTCTTTATTTTTTACATACTCCTTTGCTTTTCTCTCAAAGCGTTTTACGTCCATCTTATTAGCCATTTTTCTTGCTTCGCTAATCGTAATCTTTTGGCCATTGGAAAATCTATCCCAGTTAGCTACAATTTCGGTTTGAATCGCATCAATAGCATTTTGAAGCTGTTGAACAATTTCTTTTTCTCTATTGCGATCTAGCTTCATCTGTTCTTTGATCCAAGATTCTTCACGATTTTTCAAGTAGGACATTCAATCATTCCTCCTCGGTTTCCTTTTCCGATTGTTTAGCTAAAAATTTTGCCTGATTCACTTTCGTTTTGGCTACTTCTTCATCAGTAATATCTAATGGTTTATTTTCATTTTTTACACGTTCTAATTCAGCTTGAACATCATCAACAAACGAAGCTAGACCTAAAATTGTTTCTTGGCTTAACTCAGCTCCAGAGTCAATCAATGTTTTTAATTCTTCTAGAATTGCTTTCGGAAGATTAGGAGTAAAGATAATTCGCAATCCTTTTAAATCGGAGTTATCAATCTCAGAAACACTTGATTTCAGATTAAATAAAAGACGATAGCGCCGCACAAGACTTTTTTTAAATAGTCTTTGCTTTACTGCCGTCATTTGATTGAAACCAAACATTTTATACTTCATTGCTTCTCCTGATTGAACACCAGAAAAATTTGTATCTGTTAAATCTGGAATCATAGATATTTCATGTATTCCTTTTCTCACTCGTTCTTTGTATGCTTCAACGCCGTTTACATCGTATTGTTTATAGATGTAGCTAGCATTCACTGAGGTCTTGTTACCATTGATATCTGTGCCAGATTCAAGTAAAAGAATGTTCGCTTCTTTTTGCTTAATAGCATCTTCGGTTGATAGACCCGCTGCTTCAATGTCTCCGCTAATCACTAATAGCGCATCGTTTAAGTCCGTCATGTAATTAGCAGTGTCAGACTGTCCAGCATCATACAAATCGATTTGAGATAAAATATCTTCATACAATCCCATTCTAAAACGATTAGGAGAAAACTCAGTTATCTGAACTTCTTTGTAATCATGAGAATCCTCTTTTGGATCACTTAGTTTAATCGTAGCAAGAGTCGTTTCAGCGTAAGTAATGATTTTGTCTTTTGTGTAAATTATCGGTTGAATATACTGTTTGTCTGCATCTATAGTAAATTTAGTTTTAGGATAACGAACAGCAAGTATTGGTCTACGCTTGACCGTTGTATCATAAACAACAAACGTTTCAAAAACATTGCATAGATCAACATAGTCAACGTCATCTTCATCTCGATATATGATTTCATAAGCTCGGCCGTATTTATCCATATCTAACCACAATTCTCCATTCAATCCGTCAATGTCATTATCTTGATTGAAATTATCAATGGTCTCTTGACTAGCTTTATTATTAATTTGGACTTTTAATGGATTGCCTGTATTGTATCCAACATCAAACGTTGCAAGAACTTTTCCAAAATTATGAGCAGCTCTATGGTCTGCTTTTTCTTTTTCCTTACGGCGACGATTTTTGATGATGTTTGTATTCTTCGCTTTATAATAATCATCCAAAACCTGTAGACGTGGAACTTGGTGTTCATTATGGTGCGCAATCATTTTTGCTAAAACATCAGTATTATCCAACAATTCTTCTGCAGAACTATATCTATAGTGAATATTTGATTCTACGCCAAAGCTAACAAAATTTTCATTCACACCACTTGAATAGCTGATGTCCGATCCATGTTCAAATTCATTAACTTTTTGGATTTCTTCATTTTCCATACTTCACACTCCTTTTTTTAAAACATTCCTTTTATTTTGTTTCTTTGATTTTTACTAATTTTAGTTTTTTTCTTCGCCCACATGTCTTCGTTAAATCCGTAACGTGTGGCATCAATTGTATGATTGTCTTTATCTTCTAGTCTCGGTTTAGGATTACCATCTCTATCAGTCTGATAATCAATGTTTTCAAATTCCTTAGCTATATTTGGAGTCCTCAATGGATCGATACAAATAAAATCTAAGTCATCTAGCCATTGCTCACCATATTCAACCGAATCCGGGCCTTTTTTAACACCTTTTATATGATTGATACCATGCTCATTTACTAACTCTGCATTACTTTTGGGCTCAGCAGAATCAGAAAAAATTTCATCATTTTGATAGCCCTTTTCATGTAGTTTTTTAGCTAATTCCCTATTACTAATTTTCACACCGTATATCTCATCAATAGCATAGATACCATTTTTCTTTTTATCATAATGCCATCGAACGAACGCTAACGGATCAGTAGCATAACCGAAGTCAAGACCATTTCTGATATTATCAAAGTTAGCTACCATTTCATCAGTTATACAACCTTTTATTACTCGTAAATTATCAAACGGAACAACTCCTGAACCAATAGCTTTGCCGTCATACTCCCACTCAGCACGTTTCGGATTCTTAGCTCTCGTGGCATTAACTTCTTCTATAAATGCTTGTGCTATGAATGGATTATCCTTATATGTTGAATGATGAACAAAAGTATTCTCAGGTTGGAAGCTAGATTCATATTTCTTATTAACCCATGATTGTCGTCGCTTAGGAGGGTTGTACGAATAAAAAAATTTATAAAAAAGACCATCTGCTAATTCACCACGTAGCAATGAGTTAGTTATGGTTTTTACATCATCTTCAGTTTTAAACTCGGCTAATTCCTCAATCCAAGCTATAGCAAATGGAAATCTTGAATCTTTTAACGACTTAATCCTTTCTGGATTCTGTGCACCTCGAAAAACAATATAATTACCCCTAGGCTTATAGGTGATTTTCATAGGACTTTTATTTACTTTAAAATACTTAGACACACCTTGTTCTTCAATAGCCCACTTAATCTGTTCAAAAATAGATAACTCAATCGTATTATCAACAAATCTAATGGCCACAGCATTTACAGGATATCTCATAATCAATTGAACGATTATGTGTGCTATGCCAGATGATTTACCTGACCCACGGCCACCTTTTTCAACAACATGTAATATATTTGAGTTTAATGCTATCTTCCAAGTAGTATGAAATGCTTTAGGAAGAAATTCAGATAATTTTTTACTCATATTCATCACCTGATATATCATCGATGAAAACTGGCATATCCATGTCTCCATTTGTAGCATCTAAACTAGCTTTAACTTTTTCAGTTTGAACCTTCAATAATTGTAATTTGGCATCATTTGCTAGCAAGGCATTCTGTTGCTTAATAGCCTTTGTTAACTGATTGCTAATTCTTGTCAATGCTTCCTCAATAGCCAAAATGTCATCTAGTTTTCTAAATGTTTTACGAGTTACTTGCACATCTTTTAAAACTTCTCTCTTGACAGTGACCATTTTTCCATCAATCACCGATGGCTCTTTGACTTTCCGAAGCTGCTGCAAACGTTCAACTTCTTCATCGTTTAAGTCAACCTCTGCATCTTTGATGCGTTTAAGCATTCTATATTGACGAATTTTTAGGATTCTTATTTCTTCCTCCAAAATAAAAAAAGGATCATCATTCATTGTAGAATAGATGTCCTTTTCTTCGTCAGATAACATATCGGCAAATATTGTTTCATATTCGCCTGTTTTTACCGCATTCTTATTTCTTTTTGGCGGTGAGGCAGTTTTATTTCCTTTGTTACCTATAGCATTTTTGTTCCCAGGCGGCGCTCCACCTTTATTGGTAACGTTACTTTTTGAATTGGTAACATTACCTTTTAATTCATCAGCCCATTTATCTATAGATTTCCATTTCCTTATTTGAGAATCCGAAACATTTAGTTCATTAGCTAATTCTTTAAGAACCTTTTTGCCGTTTGACTTTAACCAAATTTCTTTAGCCTGGTCACGACGTGGATCTCTTTTTCTAGCCATCCATTAACACCACCTCACTTTTCATCTAAATGGTTGAGTTTTGTTTTCGATATTTACCTATCATAATTCTTTCAACAAGTCTTACTATAACTTCCTATCCGCTAATTTTTCGATATTAGCGGTTTTTTTGTATATGAAAAAGCCACCGTATAAACGATGACTTTCAATTTAATAAAATAATAGCTATCATTTCAAAACAAAATAACTAGTATTTTTGTTCACAGTATTTGGATTCAAATCTGAAACATAATTATTCAAATCTCTTTGAGCTAACAGAACATCTCTTGATTTAGCAGAACGATATCTCTTTACAAATTCCATAAACTTTTTGTCCAATAAATCCTCTTCATCCATGTTGCTTAAAAACACATAGTGAATATTATCATCAACTAATTCAAAATCATAAAAGTTTTGCCCAGGTTTATTTGAAAAACTTGAAAACTTTAACGTTCCATCCTTACCACCTACACAGATTATGGCTTTACCCGTTTCTTGTGAATACGGCATATTTGAGACGTATTCTTTAATCCGATTCACCCATTGATTGTATGGTAACTCTAAATATTTAGAAGCTTCTGTAACCACATTTTGACAATAATGGACGGTTCCTGCGAAAGCTATAAATCTTTTATTATCGTAATTGACAAATTTTTCCCAGTTTTCTTCTCTTGTCCCATCCTGATATACTGCTAAACCATCACTCATGACATTGATATATTTCTTATTACCCGCAATCGATACAAAACTCATATATACCCCCCCAAAGTATCTTTGTTTTATTTTACCTTAGGTTGAGTACTTTTCATAGTGTTACTTTTTTTTATTTCTTCTACTTTTAGAGTGCCACTTGTGATCATATATAATTCTCTTTTTAGTATATAATGCTTTACAAATTTGATATTTATGTTTCCTTATAATCTATCATGTATTTCTGATGATTTAATTATAAGTATTTTTGCATATAAAAAGAGACATCCTACAAGCGAATGCCTCCTCGTGAAGGATAGAAACATCTATTGACGTTTCCTAATTTATTTAAGTGGTTTTGCCACTTATTGGCGTGACAGGAGTCGAACCTGCATGTACTTGATTAAAAATCAATCGCTATCACCTATTTAGCTACACGCCGATATAAAAAAACAAAATATTATTCATTATAAAAAGCCACCACATAAGCGATGGCTACTAATTTATTCATTTTCTTTCAGTACGTATATATCTCCCATTATATTTATCTTTTTAACTTTTACATCTCTTTTAGCAAACAATTTCAACTTTTGCTTGGATATTTTAGTGATATAAATTCCACTTTCAGCAGAAAATATATTATACCCAAATAAATTATATAATGGGTTCATAAATATCTGATCGTTCTTAACATAAAAAGTCCCTATAATGATAAATAACAGTAAATTAACTACTAAGCTTCTCAAACTTGTTATATCCATGGATAACAACGGAATTATATATGTCACAATATACCCCATAGTGTCTTCTCTAACAAATTCTGCATCTGATATGCTACCATTTCTACCTTCTTTTGCACCATAAATCTTAAAAAAGATAACACATCCAAATAATGATAGAATAATCATGACTATTAAGCCAATCCAAAATAATGTAATAATTTTATTTGAAAAATTAATTTGATCAAAGATCGTTTGCCAAGAAAATTTTCCTGATTCATTTCTGAACTTGAAGTTTTGAACAATCAATAACAGATAAAGTGGTATAAAAGAAGACATATAAAATAATGTTTTCTGTATCGTCCTCATTCTCTTCACCTCTTTCCTCTGTTTATGAAGGATCTTCACCTAATCTTTGGAGTATAAGCGATTGATAATATGCATCTGATATGCAAAATAAAATCTGACTTCGTGCTTCTTTACTTCCGTTATATATGATTTGATTATTATCATTCAATTCTATTTCTAAATCAAAATGTTCAATTACCTCAGGCAAATTTCTTGTATTCTGTAAAAAGCCTTCCAAACGACCTTCGGTATTAATGATTTTTGTCATTCTTCTTGCTGCCAGTTTATCATTTAAACAATCATTTTTAAAGTCTTCAAAATTTACTAATACGTTTTCTTCTTCTAGTTCGCTTAACGCCGTTGTCGCTCTTTCAATAAAATAATCATTAAGCTTAAAAATAGTCTGTAATGCAAAGCGATTGACTATCAGTGCCTCATTATCAAATAACAAAATATCAATATCACGATCTATTCCAAAAAAATCATCAGTCTCTATTTTTCTAAATGTATTATCCTGAAAACGACCTAAAATACCATTTCTAATTTTTTTCATTTTAGTGAATCGTCTAAAAATATAAAGACTATTTCCATTATAATTAAATTTAAATCTGTAATAATTTATTTTATCTAAATCTACATTTCCCATATCATCATTACAGTTTTCTTCAAGATCTATTTCAGCTAATACTTCATTGATGTGAGCATTTGTCAAATCTGAAACTTGTAGTGAACCTTCGATTACTATATTAGGATTATACTCACTTTGTTCTAAATCAAAAAAATTATTATTAAGGATTTCAGTGTAAAAAACTTTTAATTCTTCCCTCATCGCTATAGTCAACTGTGGAGTATGACTCCATATACCGTTCCCTATTTTTTGAATCATTTTCATTTCAACACTATCATTATCATCCGCTTCAACATTTGAAATAAAATTTCTCAAATTACCTATGTTCATTTGTAACACTCCTTATTTAATTTATACCTGCTATATTAATTAAATCAAAAAGAAGTCAGAAAAACAAGTGCTTTTCTCGACTTCTTTCTAGCAGATATAACCATAAGGATTATACTTCTTATTATACACCCGAACTAGAGTTCGATCAAGAGTGTTATTCATTGCAAACCTGTAGAAAAAAGAGGAGGTTATTCACCTCACTTCATTTTATTGAGAACGTAAGTCTGCAAGTGACTATCGAAAGTCAAATCAAACGGTGACTAAACCAGAAAGCGTTGTGTAATGTGTCCATTTCTTTGACTTTCGATATTACTATATTAGCACTCAAATTCGTATAAAAACCGCCAACTTTCCGCCAAAAAAC